TATCAACTGGAGCCGACATTGATTCAGAAACGGTATCTTGAGCGTTTCCAGCTTCCGCAATATCCACTCCAGCAGTCATTGACTCTGAAATGGTATCGACTGCAATGGCTGATTCTGTAATTGTTGCTTGTGCCGACATCGTTTCAGAAACGGTATCAGCAGCCGAAGCAGTTTCAGATATGGCTGCCGTTGCAGACATTGACTCGGAAACGGTGTCAACAGCAGACCCAGCCTCTGAAATTGTGGCTGTCGCACTCATGTTTTCTGAAACGGTATCCGTTGCAGATCCAGCCTCGGTAACTGTTACTGAGGCAGCCATTGTTTCTGACTGGTTTGCTACGGCATTAGCTGCTTCTGAAATGGCTGCGCTTGCAGTCATTACTTGAGAAACGGTATCTACCGCATTCCCAGCTTCAACAACGGTGACTTGAATTAATACTAATACCGACTGAGAGTCTTGAGCATTACCAATCTCGGTAATGGTTACTCTGTAGACTTGCCCCGAAGATCCTGATATTGAAGCTCCTGAGAATGGATAAAATCCAAACATTGTCTACCTTTAAGCGTCAGGAGGTAGCGGAGTATTTCCCTCAGCAAGCCATTGTTTATAAGCTTCGTAATCTCTATTTCCGTCAACAAAAGGAATAACAGCCATATCGGACATACGCATAACGCTGTCGATTAAAGTACCATCGGGATTTGCCATTTGTTTATACATTTATAGCTCCGCATCCGCTTCGTAATCTGACCTTACACCGTAAGTAGAAACACCATATAAGTTTACATATACAGTTGTTGGTGAACTAAAGGTTCCATATCCATAAGGAGTAACAGCGTTTCCATTGAAGCTTGCTGTATTTACCATAGAAATACATTGATTAGCGGTTGTTCCGTTATATATTGTTACGCTAGGCGCAACTCTCATAGTCACTGGCAACTGGGTTACCGCCATTACATAATTTGAACTTGTTGCTGCACTGCTATAAAAGAAAAGACTATAACCGCCAGTTGTTTTTTGGAAGTATCTTTGGCACAAAAATAATTCAGTGTTATATGGTCTAAAATCAAAATTTGTGGCTGTTAAGCCTTTTTCTAATTGCACACCCGACAAATAAAAGTTATTGCCTACTGTAGCCATTACGTTAGTTGCGCCAGTAGCTGAAGCGTCTCCTGCTGCAGCCCATGCGCCAGCAGTACCGCTATTGGAAGATCCCACTCCAAGACCAAAGTAAACTCGCATACCAGTGCCAGTATCTGTAAGCCAAGTGCCAGTGGTATCCCCGGGGATTGTTACAGTTTTTCGCTCATAAGTATTTGCAACAGAAATGGTATAACTAAACGGATAGCTTCTATCGTATGCGCTATTTGTAATAGACCCGCCAAAAGTGCCAGTTAAATTAGATCTGACATAAAATGAAAGAGTCACTGTGGCAGCGTTTGCAGTACCCCAGTTTAAATCGGCAACATTTCGACCTTCTATTCTTTGCTGAATTGCATAAATATCTGTAGCAGCCAAACTTGCATCGGCTGTTGTAACTTCAGCATAAATAGCTCCATTAAATCCAGCAGGAGCATTTGACGTATATCTAAAAGTAAAAACACCAGCAGACGCAGTTCCTTGACCGCACCATCTATCAAGAGAATAAACAGGAGTGCCTGTATTTACAGTAACAGTGCTATTCCTTTGATTTATAATCATCGCCCCATTAAATATGCGATTTTTAAAGCCAAATCCTGTGGCAGCCGTATTTTGTTGGCTGGCATCGGGGAATGTAACTCCATTCGTTCCGTCATAAAGCATCGTCATGACGCTAATCCTTGAATCTGAGATTGAATTTCTGCCAATTTAGCCATGAGTTCTTCTTTTGTGGGTTGAGCCAAAGGAACGGATGGCACTGGTTTAATGGTGCTGTCGGATGGGTCAAACCAAAATTGATCGGCAACTACATCGTCAGCGCAATCTACCCAATATAGCTCGGGCTCTGCAACTGGAAAAATAGCATCATCGGGCTCTACTTGAGCAATTCGATACCCTGTTTGACTTGGTTCAATAGTTGAAATTAATGCTTTCATGATTACCATTCAAAAAGAACAAAACCAGCAACACCAGCACCGCCAGCGTCACCGCCTGATCTGCCTAAATAAGAAGACCCGCCAGTACCAAAAATAGCTCCAGTTCCAGTAGTCCCTCGACCTCCCTGAAAGTTTATAGTCCCGCCTGATCCACTACCACCAGCCCCTTGAGTTGCTCCAGCAGAGTTAAAAATACCGCCAGCCCCACCAGTCGCAGAAACAGTGGTAATAGATTGAGTTCCTGAAGAAACTGTTGTAGTGCCTCCAGCTACACCGTTACCGCCTGATCCACCAGCACCACCAGCACCAATCGCAGCAACAGAAATAGTATTTCCCGGTGTCATTCCTGTTAAATATGCAACAGCGCAGCCACCACCACCGCCACCAGTTCCGTAGTTAGTAGAAGAAGCACCAGCACCACCACCGCCACCAACAACAGTAATTTTAATGACAGTGACCCCGGATGGAATAGTAAACGTGCCAGTAGCTGCAAATAATTGAGCATTTAACCCGAATGGACCTCTAAACACTGGCGATCCATTACCAGTAGATATTAAGGTTTGACCAAATGCACCGTAATTAGCTGCGCCAGCAAAAGAAATCGCACCAGTGGATAAAACTCGTACTTGCTCGGTCAATACACCTGATTCAAGAGTTGCAATTTCAACGTGACCGTTGCTTGATCCGTCATCTACACCTTTGACTTGAGCAACAATAGTGCCTGAAGCATTAATAAATTGAACGGAATCTGATCCGTTGTTGACCATCTGAACCTTTACGGTCATGCTAATTGCTCCTTGGTTGGCTTAGGCAAAGTAGGGTGATCCCACTTTTCAATGTAATCGCCATTGCCGTCAGAGTCATTTCTTATCCCAATACATCCTTCAGGTAAAAAGTCTTCCTGTTTCAATTCAGGATATAGGGCTATGATTTTTTCAAGTAATGTCATTATGCTTTTCTCGCCAAAAAGCCAGTCATATAAGTATTTGTACCTTCAAACGTTGGAGAAGCTGTTGAGGTTACATAACCATATAGCTCCAAATAATCAGTTGATCCATTCATATAAATTAAAAAAGACCCCACGCTTCCAATAGCTGTAGTTGCAGTAACTTGAATGCGTCCACCTTGTTTATAAGAACTACCATTTTTATATAAAGCAGCAATACATAAACTAGGTGAGCCACCAGCTCCAACTGCAAAAGACATTTGATAATAACCAGCGACTTGCGGGTTAAATGAATAAGCAGGAGCAGTACCTACGGTGCTTCCAGTATTGTTAAAACTACCCGCAACGTCAAAATCTTCAGTATTTAAATTTGCCTTAGTCCATGTAAGAGTGGTTACAGATTGAGCTGGACTTAAAACAGCACTAAACGCAGGACCATTGCCTACTACTGGAGTCGCTAAATCGTCTTGAGTGACGGTTGCGTTTGGTAAACCACCAGCTACTAGACCAACAATGCTTCCATCGCCATTTATTTGCATCATATCAATTAGTCCTTAAACAATCGTCCAAACAGATCCCGATGGGACTGTGACGGTTACACCGCTGTTTACGGTAACTGGACCCGCACTGATAGCGTTATTTCCTGAAGTGATTGTATAGTTTGCTGCAATAACTTGAGCATTTTCAAACATACCGTAAGGAGTGACACCAGTATTGGTTACTGTAATAGCTCCGTTTGTTGCCTCGGTAATGCTGATCCCGATCCCATCGGTTAAATTGATGTTTTTCCAATATTGAGCTACTTGATCGTAAGACAGTAAATTGCCACCAGTAGGGCTTGTAATTAATACGTTATGGAGCTCATCAAGCTCCCAGCCGTTGTTGATGTTGACAAATACTTCACCGCTAGAAGCGTTTACTTTGATGACCCAGCCAAGTGCAACGGTATGCGCTGGAGCTGCTGGTCTTGTTTGTGTAAATTGCCCCGCTGTTTGAGACAAATAAATAGGTAAGCCAGCCGTAAATGCGCTGGTATTTATTCCACGCACAAATCCGAAAGTGGTTATAAAACCTTCTGCACCATTGGCAATATCCTCAGTAGCAATACCCAGCGTAGGAGCACTCAATGCCTCGCTATCAGCGTCAGCCAATGCCACGCTAGGTCTTTGCCCTTGCGCCCCGTTTACTGCCACTACTGAGCCGTTTGTAATGGTTGAACCAGTACCGTTATAAACCAATGCAACGTTTTCCTGACCAAGCTGAAGCGTAACGTCAGCATCAAGAACTATTGAAGGAGTTTTATTTCCTGCATCCCAAAAAACAGAGCCAGTAGCTGTAGGAATGATTGCTGGAGCAGTGTCAAAAGTGATCGATTCAGGAGCTGTAATTGCTCCCGTAATATTTGATATGTTACGAATGACGGATGAAATGTCACCATTCGGGTCGAGCAATATTGCCTTACCCGCTGGATAGTCACACCATACATTCTGAGTACCCGATGAAAAATTAGTCGCAGATCCACCGTTTGATGAAGCAAGAATAGTGGTTCTTGCTAGAGTGGTCCCGCCAGCTCCGACAGTGCCAAGACCCACTTCCCAGTTCGCTCCGCTTTGATCGACAATAGCGTAGAAAGTAGTGTTATTGGCTCCGATTGCTGCGGAAAAGGTCTGATAGCCAAGGACTGCTCCTAGCAGGGTAACTGTACCCGTACCGGGAGCGTTGCAAGTCTCTTGAACTCGATCTTTGACTAAAAAAGCCATCGTTTATTAAACTGCTGCTACTTCAGATTGTTTGAAATAACGAGTCTGCTCTGCGCCATCAATATCGGTATAGGCTACCAATACCAAGATTTCGCCATTCTCTTGATCTAAAGAGAAACCAGCTACCTTACCAACGATAGGAGCTTGAATGATTTGAGATACTTCTTGACCTTTTGTAAACATGATCTATTCCTTATAGGCTTAGTGAGTAGGTAACTTGAACCACGTTACCGCTATTGACAGGCTGTGCGCCACCAGTGAATACACCAGCAGACAACAATACACCGTTTGTATCCATCAAAGTAGTAACTGCACCAGTGCCATAAGTGATAAATGCGCCTTGGATAGTTCCTGCGCCAGTCATTGTGAAGCTTACTGGAGTGCTTGTGCCGATTGCGCCAGCAGTTGCAGTGCCAAAGGCAGGAGCAATACGAGCAGCAAAAGTAGGAGCATAAGTAGAACCAGCCTCATTCCAGCCAGTATGGGTTGCCATAGTGTCGGCTGCAGCAACTGCTGTAAAACTAACAGAGGAGATCAAGCCCATGTATGGACCAACTACGGTGTAGCTTGAGCCAGTCAAAGAGGACTGCAGCATCAAGTTTTTACCAACGGTACAAACTACGTTATCAATGGTTTGTTCCCAAAGCAGTGAACCGCCTTCTTTATCAAAGCAGCGTAAAGTGTAAACACCTTCAGCTTGAGCCATTTCGCCCATGCCAGCCGTAGAAGCTAGAGAAGCGTTTGCTGATTCAACAGCATTCATTTTTTCATTCATGTTAATTCCTTATTCGTCTAAATCAAAGTTGATGACTGGTTTGCATATACAACGGCAATTTGGCAAATCTCCGGGCAATCCTCTTACTTCACTCCCGTACATTACCCCAATTACAGGAGGGTTGTCGAATGAATACTCATTACCCGACATTCTAATATGATTCTCTCGTGGTTCCTTGCCACCGCCTGAGTGAATCCATATAAACTTTTTTACCCCAAGCGTTTTAAGTCTTGCAGTATTGATTGATTGGTATGCCTTGCGAGTCTGATCTAGCGCAGTATTTCTCGCATGACGAATATTGCCATTGTATTTCTTAGTCAGGAAAGGTACTAGATCTTCCATTCCCTTGCCAGTGGTAATACTCCGCATGACTTGACCCTGCACTTCAGCAAGGTACTTTTGCGGGATTACTTTGATTAAGTTTGCAGCCTCTTGAGTGCTTGCTTTGATAACGTCATTGATCTGAGCATTCCTAAAGGAAGTATCGATCTTAAAATCCTCAGCAGCCTCCTTTAACGAGAAGCCAAGCGTTACGGCTGAGTTCCGAATAGTGCGCTCTATCATTCGCTCCGTTGAGCTCTTAGCGATCTCATTAAGGCGTTTTGTCCACTTATCC